GTATTCACACAAGTAGCTGAGACAGCCGTATATACCGCAGGAGATAGCCTAACACTTACAGGCACTACCTTCGATACCGCACAGGATATACGCACTACAGCAAGCCCTACATTCGCTGGTGTGACTGCTCCACTTACAGGTAACGTAACTGGTAATGTTACAGGTAACGTGACAGGTAACGTAACTGGTGATGTCACAGGTAATGCTGACACAGCTTCAGCACTAGAGACAGCACGTAATATTCAGCTGTCAGGTGATGTAACAGGCACTGTATCGTTTGACGGTTCAGGCAATGTCAACATGACTACTACTGTTGTTGATGACTCACACGCACACGTAATCTCTAACGTAGACGGACTACAAACAGCACTAGATGGTAAAACAGCTACTACTCGTACTATTACTGCAGGTAACGGTCTTACTGGCGGTGGAGACTTATCAGCTAATAGAACACTTAATGTAGGCGCAGGTACAGGTGTTACTGTTAACGCTGATGATATTGCTATTGGTCAGGATGTTGCAACTACATCTTCTGTTACCTTCGCAGGAGTTACAGCCCCGCTAACTGGTAACGTAACTGGTAACGTAACTGGTAACGTAACTGGTAATGTTACAGGAGATGTAACAGGGGATGTTACAGGTAACGCAGATACAGCTACTGCCCTAGCCACTTCACGTACTATTAGTCTTACAGGAGATGCTTCTGGTTCTGCCTCTTTTGATGGTACTGCAAATGCTAGTATTACAGTAACTGTAGCTGATGATAGCCATAACCACACTATATCAAATGTGGATGGTTTACAGACAGCATTGGATGCTAAGGCAGCTTTAGCAGGTTCTACTTTTACAGGTACAGTGACAGGTAAAAGCTTTGTTGCCACTCCCCTAGCAGTATCTGCCAGTACAGCAGCTACTACGTTAGACTTTAGCGCCAACGACAACTTTGTAGTTACTATGAGTTCCAACACTACTTTTACCTTTAGTAATGTTGCAGCGGGTCAGACAGGTAACATATACATTAAACAAGATGCTACAGGTAGTAGAACTTTTACTTTACCGTCTATTGCTAAGACACCAGTAAACGGTGCTTCTATTGTACAGGCAACTAATGCTAATGAAATAAGTATCCTGTCTTATGCAGTACTAGATACGAGTAACGTACTAGTTAACTATATCGGAGACTTTGCATAATGTCTTGGTTAATTAATGGTGTAAAGTATTGGACTACTTCTTTTACTACTACGTTTAGTACGTCTTCTACTTTCACCACTACGTTTTCTACCAGTAAGGATACTACAACTACGTATAATACTAGTGCGTCTACTACAACTACCTACTCTACAAGCAAAAGCACTACAACTACTTACAATACAACCAGATCAACTACCACTACATATAACACTTCACGTAGTACAACTACTAGTTTTAATACAAGTCGTACAACTTCTGTTACTACAGCAAACGACTACGGACCTTATTATTTCAATATGCTCAGCCAACCATACTATGGCTGGATGAGGCAGTACAACAACCACGACTTTAGGGGTTTTTGGGCTGGTACAATCTTATGGACCCAGCCATACTCCTATCCATGGCCTAGCGCATTTGTTAGAACCTTTGGTAACTATTCCTATAACAGAGGCAACTTACAAAATTCTAACCCGACGTTTCATTACTATTCCATAAGACGCAAACAAAATAGTCCTGCTAACCATACAACTTCTTATACTACCACTTTTGGTACAAGCCGTTCGACTACCACAACTTTTAGTACGTCACACGCAACCACGACTACGTTTAGTACGTCACACGTAACCACGACTACGTTTAACACAAGTCATTTAACTACCACAACTTTTAGTACATCCCACTTAACTACCACTACTTTTAATACAAGCCGATCTACTACAACTACTTTTAATACAAACAGAACCACAAACAGGACAACTAACTTTTATGCTTGATAGCGAAATAACAGGCAGCATTTCTGGACAACTCGAATATACGACAAGAATGGAGAATGGGGACGAGAGTGTTACAGGTGCATGGAATACAAAATACAAACCTCTACAACAAGTAGAAGAGTATTTAAAGAGTCGCTGTAAAGATATAGGCTTTGACTTAGCCTACGATGTAACAGCAAAAGAACCATTATTCTTTAGAACTTTAAACTATACTACATATGCTGGTTTTTTAATAATACACCCACTGGCTTGGGAACAGTCAATGCGTCAAATGCAAGACGCTTACGCAGATGGTATTAAATCAAAAGGACATATAGACTATATTAAGTCTGTAATTAAGGACACAGATACTTTTTCTAAATATTCTTTTAATGATACAGTTAAGTGGGAGGAGCCTACAGAGGCTGTTGTTGTTTTACCAGGTGGTAATAAGCTTAAAAAGCATACATGTATAGGTAAACTACAAAAGATTTGTGATAGGCACGGTGATAATATTGTTTTAAAAAAACATCCTGTGTCACACGATGAAGCGTATCAAGAGTTAGAACAGGCATTAAATCGTAGTGTTTGGTTTGCATCACCTAATGAAGATTTATTTCATTTAATGCAACAGGCTGATTATATATACTCCAGTATGCTAAGTGAGACAGCTTTAATAGGTCACGTGCTAGGTAAAAAAGTAGATCATTTTGACTTACTACAAAATAGAGACACAGCCTCTTTCATACACATAAACTATTATTTATTTTCACATGCAGACCCTTTAAAATGGGCAGATCAAACTTTCGCATCTCCAAAGTCTGGTGTAGTACATCCTGATATTGACAAGGATTGGAAAAACAAGATAGACTCCTATCTAGACTACATCATGCAACTACGCTCCTTCTACGAGGATGCGTATATATGGAGATAATAAATGGTAGTACATGTAAAAGATGATACTTTAAATCCAGAATTCTTAGATTACGTAGAAAGTATTTTTAAAGAATTACCAGATCAAGACGGCTTAGTTGGAAATGATCGCGGTGAAGATAATAGTACAGTAAGGCGTTCTACAGTAAAAATTACATATGATTCGAATATTTCAAATCACCTGTGGACATCTGTTGCAGAAGTTAATGCGCAATTCTATGGCTATGATATTTGGAATAATGCAATATTACAGTACACAGAATATCACGGCAGTAATAAAGGTCACTATGACTGGCACGAAGATGACGGTTTTGCAAGCTGCTTAGATAAAAAATCAGTAAGAAAGATGTCTCTCAGTTTACAGCTTTCTAACCCAGAAGAGTATGAGGGTGGTAATTTTGAAGCCTCTGGAATTGATATAACTCAAGATATTAAAAAACGAGGAACTCTTATAATCTTTCCTAGCTGGGTACCCCATAGAGTAACGCCTGTTACTAAAGGCACAAGAAAGACTTTGGTAGCGTGGTTTAGCGGTCCTTCTTGGAGATAACATATAAAGAAGAGAACTTATGAGTCTATCCTTTGCAGCATACTCAGAGACTGCTATAGCAGAATCTACTACTACTCTTGATGCCTCTGCCTTTATGACAGGGGCTACCGCTTCTGCATCAGCAGGTACGTTAGCCTACGATGCTAAAGCGTCTACAGATGCTCTACCTGCAGCTACGGCTACGTTTACTGCTGCTGCTTTTGGGGATGTAGATGCTCAAGCAAACATAACGTTACCTGCTGCTACAGTTGTTATATCTTCGGGTACGTTACAGCCAAATGTTGATGAAGACTTAGTAAGCGTATCAGCAACTACAGCTGTAGGCCCACTATCTGCAACAGGTAAAGCTAACGTCACACCAGCAGGAGCTACATCTACAACTGTTTCAGGTACACTAGATTACGATGCTAAGGCTAACATTACTCTTGATGCAGCTACAGCAGATGCAGACCTTACAGTAAATGACCTTTCTGATGAAGACGCTCAAGCTACAGCAACATTAAGTGGTGTATCTGCAACAACAACAGCTAACTGGGATACAGAAAACGGTATTTACGCAGTTCAGGTTATCTACCTAGAAGATGATTTTGAAAGAACTAGAACAGTCAACATTGTGCCTTATGGCAATTACAAAGTATATGTTACACGATAGGATATTATAATGGCGTACAAATGGCCTGACCTAGACCCAAATGAAATTCAAGCTTACAGTGTAGACTGGTCACGTTTTCTTAATACAGATGATACTATTTCTAGTGTTGTATGGCTTGTTGACGGCACTATAACAGACAGCTATGAAACAACAAATGGACTGACTCTTATTCAGCCTACTAGTACAGGTACAGTATCTACTATTCGTATATCAGGGGGTAATGTAGGTACTAAATATAAAATAGGCTGCAGAGTAACTACCGCTGATGGGTTAGTATATGAACGCTCTGTATACTTAACGATTCGGGAGCAATAATAATGGCTTATGATTTTCTTGGATTAGTTAATGATGTTAACCGTAGACTTAATGAGATAGCATTAACAACATCTAACTTTGCTTCCACAACAGGGTACTACGCTTTTGTTAAAGAGGCTGTTAACTCTTCTATTCGTCACATAAATCAAGAAGAGTTTGAGTGGCCTTGGAATCACATAGAAGATGAACTTACCTTAACACCTGGTACATCTCGTTACCCATACCCTATTGATGCTAAAACTATTAACATGAATACGTTCCGCATCAAACGCAATGATACTATAGGTAACCCTACAGTTAAACTAAAGATCATGCAGTATGAGGAATATCTTGACAAGTACATAGATAATGAGTATAACTCTAGTGCAAGTTTACGCAATACACCAGAATATATTGTTAGAACACCTAGCAGAGAACTTATTTTAGTACCAACACCTGATCAAGAATACGAACTCGTCTATGAATATTACCAACTAGGTTATGACCTAGAGCTTCACAATGACGTTCCCACCCTTCCAGAAACATACAGAAACGTAATCGTAGACGGTGCTATGTACTATGTGTACCAGTTCCGTTCAGACACACAGATGGCATCTCTATCACAACAACGCTTTGAAGATGGTATCAAATACTTACGTAGCCAACACATAAATCGTACCCAGTATGTACGTGACACAAGAGTACACTACTAATGGCAACACAATGGCAGACATTTCCTGTAGAGTTTAGAGGCGGTTTGCTATCTAACATGAGCTTGTTACAGCAAGGTACAGGCGCGGTTGGGTCTGCTTCTATTCTACAGAACTTTGAAGTAAACAAAGA